TGATCGAATCGCTGTGCGAAGAGGTCTACGAGAAGTGGATTGAAATGGCAGTGTTGGCTGGTGTTCTGGATCTGCCAAATTACGACAGCAACCCTGAGCGTTATGAAGAAGCCAAGTGGATTGCACCCGCTGCTCAGTTCGTTGACCCGCAAAAAGAAGCTGCTGCTTACAAGGAACTGATCCGCTCAGGCATCATGACGCTGTCGCAGGTGATCGCCCTGCATGGTGGTGACTTCGAGGATCAGATGCGTCAACGTCAACATGAACTTGCTGTTGCTGATGAGTACGGCATTGTCCTTGATACCGACCCGTCGCAGGTTTCTAACAACGGTGTTTCTCAACCTGTTCCTGTTGCTCCAACTGAACATCCGATGGAACATGAGGAAGAACCTGAACTTGAGGACATCGACTGATGGCAAAGGTTGGTGATAAAACAATCGACCTGATGCCAACAGAAGGCATGAAGGCCGAAGCGCGTCGTTATCGCGCATGGAAGAAAGACGGTCGCCCCGGTGGCACTGATGTTGCCGCTACGCGTGCCGGCCAGATCCTTTCCGGCGATGAACTGAGTCCTGAGACTGTCATCACGATGGCCGCATGGTTTGCTCGCCATGAGGTTGACAAGCAAGGCAAAGGCTTCCGCCCCGGTGGTGACGACTATCCTTCGCCGGGTCGCGTAGCATGGGCGGCATGGGGCGGTGATTCAGGTCAAACCTGGAGCAACATGAAATCCAAAGCCATCAAAAAAGCACAGGAGCGTGCCATGGAAATCAACGAAGAGATCGTCGATGGACGCCCCTATCCAAATGAGCATGCTGCTCGCCTGACTGATCCTGATCAGTACGACAGCATCCGCCGCGTCAACGATGAATTCGGCGCTGGTATTGATGCGATTTATGGGATCAAGGAAGGCACCTCTGAACTGCAGGCCATTCGTTTTGATGCTGATCGCTTCACGCCCGCCGAGGCTCGCGAATGGCTGAGCGAGCATGACTTTGATCCGATGATGTTTGAAGAAGCCACCGGTGAACGCGAAGAGGAGCGTGCTGCACCTGATGCTGTCAAGGTTGGTGATTTTGTAGAGTGGGATTCAAGTGGCGGCACCGCACGCGGCAAAGTTGAACACGTGATGCGCGAAGGTGTACTTGGTGTTCCTGATTCTTCGTTTAGCATTAACGCATCTGAAGAAGATCCCGCTGCATTGATTCGCGTGTACCGCAAAGACAGCGAAGGTAGTTACAAAGAGACCGAGACTTTGGTCGGTCATAAGTTCTCTGAACTGCGCAAGATTGCTGCGTTGCGTTTCTTTGAAGGCGAGACGCTGAAGCGTTCACTCGCAACTGAGTTTCGCTCTGAAAGCGAAGATCGCACGCTTGAGTTCCCATTTGCCAGCGAAGCGCCGGTTGAGCGTTACTACGGCATGGAAGTGTTGAGCATGGATGCCAAGTCCATGGATCTCACTCGCCTCAATGATGGTGCGCCTCTGCTGTACCAACACGATGCAGACAAGATCGTCGGCGTTGTGCAGAAGGCTTACATCAAAAACAAGCGTGCCTATGCACGCGTAAAACTCGCGAACAACGAACTAGGTCGCGAGATGCAAGAGTTGATCAAGGATGGAATCATCCGCAATGTTAGCTTCGGCTACAAGATCAACTCCATGGAAGCCGATGAGTCCACATCACCTGTGACTTATCGCGCTACCAGTTTCCAACCGTTTGAAATAAGCCTGGTCACCGTGCCGGCTGATAATTCGGTTGGAATCGGACGTTCTTTCTCCCATAATGAGAACGTCGATACGGCCTCAGCCGTTCACAGTCAACCCAACGGAGTTACAACCGTGGATCAAAACCTCAATGTTGAGGCTATCCGCGCTGAGGCCGCTCAGGCCAAGGCTAAGGAAATGGCCGACATGATTGCTCTTGGTCAACGCACCAAGAACATTGAAATGGCTCAGGAGTTCATTGCTAACTCCCGTAGCCTCGATGAGCTTCGTTCTGCCCTTCTGGAAAAGATGGGTGTGGAAGAGAAGCCCCTGAACCCCAAGGATGCCGAGATCGGCATGTCGGACAAAGAGAAGCGTGACTTCTCCTTCATCCGCGCCATCAACGCTCTGGCTCACCCCAACAGCCAAGAAGCTCAGCGTGCTGCTGCTTTCGAAATGGAAGTCAGCCGTGCTGCTCAGCAGAAGTCTGGCAAGGAAGCCCGTGGCATCCTGATCCCCGCTGATGTGCTGGGCTATGGCCGCCGTGACCTGACCGTGGGTTCTGCCTCCGGTGGTGGTGATCTGGTTGCCACCGAGCTGATGAGCGAAAGCTTCATCGATCTGCTCCGCAAGGCTCTTGTGCTGCAGACCGCTGGCGCGACCGTAATGACCGGCCTGCAAGGCATGGTTGCTCTGCCCCGTCAGTCTGGTGGTGCCACTGTGTACCACGTCGCTGAGTCCGGCTCGATCACCGAAGGTCAACTGACCGTCGACCAGGTGACGATGCAGCCCCGCACGATTGGTGCGCTGACTGATTACTCGCGTCGTCTGCTGCTTCAGTCCAGCATCGACATCGAGAACCTGGTGCGTCGCGATCTGGCTCAACAGATTGCTATCGAAGTTGAGAACCAAGCCATCAACGGTATTGGCGCTGCTTCGTATCCGCTGGGCTTCCTGAACGTCACCGGCATCAACACCGAGTCTGGCTACACCACGTTTGCTGATTACGTGAACGCTGAAGCCGCTCTTAGCACCGACAATGCCCTGTTGGGCAGCCTTGGCTATCTGATGAACTCCGCTCTGCGCGGCACTCTGAAGACCACCGAGAAGTCGGCCACCGGCACCAACGCCAACTTCATCTACGAAGCCGACAACACCATCAACGGTTACCCGGCTTATGTGTCCAACTCCATGCCGAACAACACTGCGGTGTTCGCTAACTTCAGCGACATCCTGATCGGCTTCTGGAGCGGTCTGGACATCATGGTTGACCCTTACACCGGTTCCGCCTCCGGCACCGTGCGTGTGGTGGCCATGCAGGACTATGACGTGGCCATCCGTCATCCTGAGTCCATCTGCAAGCTGTCCTGATGATTAGGGAGCGGGTAATGCGCATTCAGATGCTGCGTGACACCATCGTTGACCTCAAGCAGGTAAAAGTTGGTGATTGCGTAGAAACCGATTACAAATCAGCTTTGCTGTTGATCGGTATTCAGAAGGCCATTCCCGCTCCCATCATCGAGGAAGTTGTTGTTACGGCTGACGAGCAGCCGGATCCTGTTCAAAGCAAACCCGCTCCCAAACGGAGAAAGACCAATGATCCACAACCTCGGGTCTAAGACCTACATCCAGAGCCTTCTGGCTGCTGATTCCCGCACCGCTACTGCCACCGGCACCGGTTTCGATCTGCAAGGCTCGAACGATGCTGAAGGCGAAGCCATCGTGATCCTCGATTGCGAAGCTGGTAGCGGCACCACCCCTACCCTGAACGTCAAGCTTCAGGATTCTGCTGACAACTCTGCTTGGGCAGACATCACCGGCAAGACCTTCACCGAGGTCACCAGTTCTGCTGCTGCCTTTGAGAAGATCAGCATCAACACCAACGATGTGCGCCGTTATGTGCGTGCTGTCGGTACTCAAGCTGGCACCAACCCTGTGTTTGTGTACGGCGTCTCGCTGGTTTACAGCAAGAAGTACGGCAACTGATCCTGATGGCGTTTCCAGAACTGCCAGATGCGTTCCTTGCTGAATTTGGCGTTACCTGCCAAATTGGTGCTGGCACTGCGTTTCTTGGCATTCTGGATTCGCCTATGGATGTGATCGCGGGCGGCATGGCGCTGTCTCGGGAGTACTTGCTTACGGCAAAGACTTCTGATGTCAGCACTGCCGCTCGCGGCACTTCTATTACTGTTGATTCCGTGTCCTACACCGTGCGCGAGAATCGCCCTGTTGATGACGGTGTTTTTTCAGAATTACTATTGAGCAAAGTCTGACTTTGAGGTCATGAGCAGCGTCTTCAAAGTCAATACCAGAGCGAATTGGGCGGCATTAAATCCTGTGTTGCTTCCGGGTGAAGCCGCCATTGAGACACAGACAAATAATCTCAAGATTGGAGACGGGGTTTCAACTTGGAGTCGGCTTCCGTATTTTTCGTCTCCTGGTTACTGGGGTTCGTTTTGGGACGAGACCTCGCAAACCGCAACTGCCAATACGCCAACCGAGATTTATCTGAGACAGCGTGATACCGAAAGTCGAGGCGTTCGAATTGTTTCAAATTCGCGCATTACTGTTGATCACGCTGGTGTTTACAGCATTACGTTCTCAATTCAATTCAGTAATACGGACAACAGCATTCACGATATCAACGTTTGGTTGCGCAAGAACAACGAAGGCAGCGCTGGTAACGTGCCGGCTAGCGACAGCCGATTCAGCATCATCGCAAAGCATGGCAACGTTGACGGCAACGTGATCGGCTGCGTCAATTTTGTGTTGCCAGTTGTTGCCGGTGATTACTTGGAGTTGATCTGGGCAACATCAAACGTTGCTGCCTACATTCACGCTGAGGCAGCAGCCACTAGTCCCTACGCTCATCCGAGCATTCCCGGCGTGATCTGCACCGTTGTCCAAGTCGCTTCCGCCTGACCATGGCTGACACCCGCCGAGAATTGATCCTTGCTCGCATCAAAAGCAATCTGGACAGCATCACCGGTGCAACCGTTTACCGCAGCCGCGTCGAGCCTTTGGCACGCGGAGAGGTGCCTGCTGTCATCGTCGAACCTGTCAGCGATCAACCCAGCGAAGTATTCAGCAGCAAGCTTCAATGGCAACTGCGTGTTCGCGTGACGGTACTGGTACGAGCCGCTGTGCCTGATGACGATTCAGATACTTACACGCAACAGGTACATCAAAAAATTATGGCGGATCCAACCTGCAATGGTTACGCCCTTGACATTGATCCTGATCGTGTCGATTTCAGTCTTTATGAGGCTGATGTTCCGCTTGGTATCATTAGCATGG